CGCTCGTCGCGTTCCAATGTGATCTCGTAGGATTTCACGCGACCCTGCATTCCTGTGAGGGTGACTGAGATACTCATATCTGTCGTGCTCGCGCTCGGGGACATGAAGCATATCTAGCACTCTTCGAATGCCTTCTGCTGGATTGTGTACAGCTTCAACCACGTCTATGACACGGTTGGTCCATTTCTTGGCTTTTTCAAAATAATCCACACCTCGTGTTTTCAAATTGCTATCAAACTCGTCCAAGTATATAGCACCATTGGCTGCAGCCTCGATTCTATCACGAACCAAATCTGCATAAGTAGTGGTAAATTCGGGGTCATCTCGTTCGAGCTCAGCCACTACTGAATCAAGTTCTGGCTCGAGGTTAGCCAGAAAATTCTTGCTTTTCTTCGCCTCGTCCCTAAGTGTCTTGCGAATAGCTGATGTCTTGTCTTGTAGGGACACATTCATTCTAGAAAACATGCTGTTCAAATCAGCATTGATTTCATTAGATAAATTAATATCTCCAGGTAATGCCGTTTCGATTATAGGGTAATTTCGTTGGCATACGATGTCCAGATATTTGTTGTAATCTGTTATATTTCCACCATGTATTCCTATGTCTGTCTTCCATTGATCCGCTAAAGCAGGAATATATTCAACTACACACTGAATGGCAATTGAAATTGTTGTTGACGTCGACAATCCGGTTCCCATGAGAACAAAAGTACCGAGCACACTGTTGTTTGCGAAGCTAGATTCCAAACCAATGTTTTCACCTCCGCTTTGAGGCACCCAAATGATCTTTTTAGAATTGGGTGTGTTTCCGTTCATAACAGGAAACTTAATAGCTCGCTTTTGAGACATCAAATTTGCAGTGCTGGGATAATTGGTTACATTTGAGAGATGCGTTGTGTTTCCCAACACTGAAAACATTCCTAAAGTCAGCAAACCAGTGGATGTTGTGAGCGATCCTGTGGGAGTCACTACCATATTGCAAGCTACAAGTCGATTGCTCTCGCCTGTCAATAAAGTTGTTATTGGGGTAGTTGGGCCTACAAGATAGTTGGGGGTGTCAGGGTTAGTTGTGCTATCATTCCACAGTCTAGCAAACCACGGTCCACTACCTTGTGCTTCCGGTATAACCCAGAGCATGAAATTACCGCCTGATGTGGGAGTTATAGTTGTGGTGTATGTGATTTGTGTTGCTGCGACAGGGAAACTAACGGGGTGTAAATGATGGAACACCCTGTTTGCTCTTCGCGTGTCCATAATGTATCGTTCCACCCGTGAATTTTTAGAAATGCCGTTTCTTGTTTTCTTCTTGTCTTTCTTCACTGGTTTCTCGATATAAACGACTCGCTGACTACTCTTCTTAACGAATCTGGTCCTTCCTCTTCTTCTTGATGTTGTTTGAGTGTTAGTTGCCACTTCCTTTCCTTTTGGTCGTGATTTCTGCATTTGATCTTTTTGTGTTAAAATTTTCCTACCAAGCAATATCATTTCGGTTGGTTGATTTTTGAGAACCCGAAAGAATTGCGTTCTCAAGATAGGATAATCGGGATATTTGTTTATCAAATTGGCCTCGTGTGCAGCACAACTCGATATATGGAAGTCATGATTGAACTCGTACTTGTTATCTCTCACGTATTTACTTTTCCGGAAGGTCTTGTAGTTTACCTGTTCCAATTTGTCATCGAAGTTGAGAATTTTCGAAATCCCCGTTGCTCTCATTGATGTTTGAATAATTTCGTTATAGCAAGAAGGAGTCATCTGTGGCCCGTTGGAGTTTTGTATCGTCGATCCAAAAAACACTTTTGGCGCTGCTCTCACGCAAGAGATACCTGAAATGTCAGAGAAGATATCTCGACTCAAAAAATCAATAGTGTCGCCGGAAACCGGAACCTCAGACAAGAGCAAGCCTAACCCAATTGGACCCGCGTGGCAGGTGGTTTTGACGGAATACAATTTCATTAACTGGGCTAATAACCTTTTCTCATCTGCCGATTCTACAATAATAAGCACATCGTCTCCGCAGACAAGAGGTTGCGCTTTAGAGCCGCACAAAGATATCGCGTAGCAAATATAGCACATTACCCTGAGGGTATTGCCTAATGTAGTTCGTGTTGGATGTCCGGAATATGTCGTTCCTCGTACCTTCCCTCTTATTGAGAAACTATTTTTGAAAGAATACCTGAATTTAGCGTGAGACGCATTAAACCATTGCATGACTATCTGTCTTTCATAGGGTGTCAAAGCCATTCTAGAGCAAAGAGGTTCGTTTATTTGCTTACCGAAAAACAGATCCACCGCTTCAATGAGTTCTAGGTGCTGATGAGCATCATGAGTTGACCCGTCGAGGCATATGAACCGTGGTTTCTTGAAATAAGTTAGAATTTGTTCAATATTGTCGCACAGCTGTTTGTCAGTATATCCGCAAATAAAACCTGGTAAGCATTGTTTTAAGCATCGTAAGATATTCTGGTTTAAGGCGCCCAACACGACTTTGACCTCATCGGGTGGATTGAAGATGCATCTTGGTCTATCTTTCGGGAACTCTAGCTCCATCTCGGTTTCGTTAGTCTTGATTTGTACTTTATAACTTTCTGAGAAATCGCTACATTGTCTGACCCGGTCATAAGCTTTTCTGTATAACATTGTTCGATGATCTTTCAAGCTGTCAATGTACTGGGAGATCGTTATTGTTTCGTCAAATGTGATTTTTGAGCAGATGTTGTTCAAAAAAGAGTTTGAAAAAGACCTAAAGTTTATGTAATTAGGCAAATTAGGAGATATGAGCGCGGATCCTTGTCTCTCCAATACGCTTAGGATGTTATCCGGGTGGTTTGCGTAAATGGTATAGCAATATTGCGACTGTTGTCTTTGGACCATTTTATTCTTGGTTGGGTGAGTTATGGCTTGATTGGTGTAGTCAGTTATCTCTACATTGGAATATATGGCATTGTGCTTCTTAACTACTCTTGTTTTTATGTTCTGCCCCACTTTTTTGTTTCGACCTCTCAACAGTGGCTGTTGATTTTCGTATTGCATAAGCAGCAACGGGTGCGCATAATTGGAATAAATGTTGAAGATGTTATGGCGAATTTGAGGTCGGCGCATGAAGTGAATGAATCGAACCATGTTCCAGTATCTCTGATGTGCAATGGGGTCTTGTGAAAGATGGGCATCTCTCATGTCTTCATAACAATGCCGAAACAAGCGCTCGTTGGGCACGTGGATTGGATTGAACGGTTGAAAAGAACGCCTACACATCGTGTGGATGGCGCGCCGCAGTAAACCAGCGGGCCTGTGTTCAGGGAATTCATTGTTATCGAAGTTGATATTCAAGTCAACTGGGGGTCGTCCAACGCGAGTTTCATCGAGTCCGTCCTGTTTTCCATAATGAGCAAGCCTATTGCGTTTTATTCCATAATCTGTTTGAGGTGCCACAAATCTGCGCCTAATGCGTTTGAAGCGCTTTTTCGTAAGCCAATCATACCATATTGCATAGTAATTGGTGACACAGTTGTACATCTTTTGGAGGGTGTTCTTCGGCTGTTCATAGGAATGTTGCCAAAAAATATGCAAATTGTTAGCATTGGAGGAGAGCAATTGATATACAAAATAGACGCAGAGGAGAACGGAAGATACGAACGCTGTTGTGCATACTA